CTGTTGCCAATCCACCGGAATTAACATTAGCAGAGTTAGCAGCGCCACTTATAAAAGTAGTTCCGGCTGGTAATGTTTCTTGAGAATTAGAGAAAGAAAACCCGTCAAATGTAGAAACCCCAAGATCAACAAATGTTCCAGCTAATATGGTTCCGAGGTTCTGAAAAAATGAAATAATATTGTTGTTGTTTAAAAAGGTTATACCATCCGAGATTGCCCGCCAAATAACTGTATCAAAAGATGTTACAAACAGGTTATCTATTGTGCCGATCTCATCACAAGTTATATTTACATTTTTAACCTGAAAAATATTGGTCCCAACTGAACAAGATATATCTAAGAAAGATCCAGATGAGCAATCGATAATCATGTCTCTAATTTTGTTTGAATTGTCTACAGATGTAAACATTGCGTCTGTGCCGGTATAGGTCAATGTAATTAATGTTCCGTCCGAACCTGTAACAACTGTTGCAGAACCCAGAACAAAACGACTTGTTGTTGATATATCGTTAGTTATGAAATATTGTGTGTCTTCTGCAAGTGTAATAACACCCGCTACCGCTGTAGGAAAATCCGCTTCTTCATTAATAATTACTGTTTTTGTTGTTGCTGGTGTTGCAGATGTTGCAATTTGTATATGTCCGTTCTGTTCAGTTACATTAATCCCTTGACCAGCTTCAAGAGTTCTAAATACAGTCTGTGTACTCGTTAAGTCAGATATTAATTGAGCTCCTGTACTGCCTTGTGTGAAATTATGTTCTATCTTTATGCCGTTTTCAGCTGATACTGAAGCCTTAACGCCCGGACCATCTTCTATATTTCTTATATTGTTCGTAGTCCCATCAACGTCTAAAACAGGTGTTCCGGTTGAAGCCCCTTCTTGCTCTAAACTTCCAGTAGTACCAAATTCTGATACCATGTTTTCTTTTGTTATCTTATAATTCGTGCCGTTATTCACAAAGTCAAACGTAGCACCCGAAGGGATAGACGTCTGTTCAACAAAATTACTCTTTTTCTTATCCCTTGCTACATTAGTCATTCGTGTCGTCCTCCAATGATATAGAACCGCTTGACTCAGATAAAATAGTGTCTTCAAGATTAGAGTAGAAACGGCCTTCATTGACATCAGGATAATCATTGCCTGAACCCGTTGGTAATGTATCAGGGTATTCAGTCGCAGCAATTTCAACTCCGGCCTTATACATCATTCTACGTGCTCTTGACTCGGCGTCTATAATAGCACCTGTCAAGGGTACAGTCCTGTATTTAGGCCATAAAGAATAAGCCAACATTGCAACTAATGATCGCATTAAGCCTTTGGGAATAGTCACGGCGTCACTTGATTTCGTTAGTAACGTAAAACCAAGATCAACACCGTCTTGAGAAAGCTCGGTCATTATCCAGTTAATCTCTCTAACTCCGGTTTCTTCGTCGGATGCAGTCAACGTTTCTTCGTCCATCCGTACAACCATCGTTTCAAATGCGCTCAATAATATATCTCTGGCGGTTTCTACTGATAAAGACATTATTTAGTTACCTTTTTCTTTCTTTTAGGTTTTTTAGTTGTTTTTGTTTTAGGCCTTTCATCAACAACAACATCTTTAACTTGTTCCGATTCAACTATTTCTTTTGTCTTCCAACCAAGTGAGATTGCATACTCGATACAAGCGTCCGTATCATTAATTAGTATATCCTTGCCGTTGGGTTTAACCCACGTTGTAGCCATTTTAACTCCTTAATGGGGGGATTTCTCCCCCCAAAAGTTTAAAGTCTAAGCAGTACCAAACCCCTTACCAGCGAAGAATGGATTTAGAACAGCGTACGCCGGTCTAAGGTCAATTCTAACTTTCTGCTGGTTTTCAAGGAATCCAACACCGTATGAAATACGCATCTGAAGACCATCAGCAGTTGTTGCAATAGTATCAGTGCTGTGAAGTTTCTTCATCGGTACTGAACCAATGGAAAAAGCGTCTTTATGCCAAAATAGATTCGGCTGATAAATAGAACTTGCGTCACCAAGAAGTGTCACAACATCAGTTGCAACTGGTGCTGAGTCCACCGTGTTATATGCTCCACCGCTTTCATAAATAGCAGGGCCCGTAACAACAATAGTTCCTTCACCTGAAGCATCAAGTGTAACGGCAGTGGTTACAGTGCCGGTAAAAACAATATTGTTTCCGTTCTCGTCAAGAATAGCCTGTCGAGTGTTTAGATTCAGTCTGTTTCTACCTGTAATCTGTATAGTCTCACCAGCTCTAACCTGTAGGTTTGCCTGGAATCCTGTAACAGAAAGACTCTGTGTCATTGTGTCTTTAGCACCGACATAAGTCACAGTTGGATTAGCAGCCAAAGCACCTACACGATCAGCCCCTGAGTGAGTTGTATAACTCGGTAGGGTAGTTGCTGTCATTACCTTCATGCCTGCAAAATTATCAGATATGATAGCCTTTTTATGGGCTTCTGAGATAAGACCGCCAGCAGGACCACCAGCACCCAATGAGCGCTGATTACTTGCGAGGTTTCTCTGTGTGTATGGGTTTACAGCATAGCACCATTCTTTATCCATTGGAATACCTGAAGCTTGCATAACTGCGCCAGCTTCTGCTACATGATCCCAAGTAGTAGCAGCCGTTCCGAATGTACCAGCCAATAGACCTGTATTCTTACCCATATATGAAGCGAAATCAAGTTCAAGGTCTGTTACAATTCTCTTAATCATCGGCATATCAACAAGCTCGTTTTTCTGGCTCATTTTGATAGCTTCGTCAGCTTCGTCATACTCAACAAGCGCAGTAAAGTAATTCTGTACCGTACCTGTCGCTTTACCTGTGATAATATCTGAAGCGCTTGAACTCGATACATCACCGTCAGACGTTCTGATACTTACATAGTCAGTCGGTCTTTTAAAATCTACGTTCTCGCCACTATCAGCATTGAATTTACCATCAAGTAGCTGTGTATTTACGTTTTTAGATAGAACTCTATAAGATTCAAAAGAAGGTAGAATTACCTTTGCGAGTTGTCTTGTAAAGTTCGATGCAAAATTATTAGCCATTGTTTTAACTCCTATTCAAATTTGGCACCGTCCAGGAAAGGACTTTCAGAAGGAGGGTTACTCCTTCCAACCGGTTCATATGCCGGTTCTGGTGCTTTTGTTGTTTTTGGTTTTAGTTTCTGTGCTTCTGGAGCAATTTTAGTTGCAATATATACCGCAGCAGTCGTTGCAGGCATTTGTGACACTTTCTCTAACTCATCTATGTTCTGTGACAAATACGTTACACTTAAAGGGCCGTTCTCATCGTTTAAAAGATATTGTGCAAGCTCAGGGCTATTAATATAATGAGACACAAGTGTTTCGCTTTCTCTTAATGCGTTTTCTTCTATCTTGTACTCAGTACCCCTGTTTCTGAACGTCTTAACCATGCCTTCAATTTCTTTCTGCTTTGCGACTTCTGACTCTTTAATTCTCTGCTGCTCAATCTGCGCAAGGGCTTCTTCTTTAGCCTCTAATCTACCTTTTTCAAAAAGTATCTGTTCCCGTTCTTTGAGTTTTACCTCGTAGTCAGGATCAAGATAATCAGGTATCTCAGGAACTTCAGGTATCTCTGGTTTTTCAAGCTCCTTTAGTTTGGCTTCAAGTTCTTCTCGCCGTTCTTGCTCTTTCCTTGCAGTTTCAATTGCTTCCATTTTTTCACGGTATATTTTGTTGATTCTCTTCTGTACACCGCTTTGTTTATCTTCTTCAGTGTTTTGAGGTTCTTCAACCTGTTCTCCGGTTTGTTCCGGCTGTTCTGTAGCATCCTGCTCAACTACGTTCTCTGTTTCCTCTACCGCTACTTTTTCAACCATTTCTTGTCCGTCAAGATTTTCCATTTTATCTCCTAAGTTTTAAGGTCTTATAACCTATCCCGTGATAGCGTCACGTTGCGCTTAAAATTATTCCATTGTGTATTGTAGAATCACATCGACACCCGTTGCCGTTGTAACGTCACTACCTGTCTTACTGATTGTTATAGCTGATGCTGCGTCACATGCAGTATAAGACGCCCCGTCTGCAAGTACTGCGCTTGATGCGTCACCGTCTTTAAGTACTGCTGACTGCGTCAACCCTGCCTGAGCATAAGCAACAAGCTTTACACTTGAGCTTGATTGTGTTCCAAGTATATCTACTGTTGTTACTGCTCCTGCTGCGCCACCATAAGCAATAGCCTTGCAACCAACAAGTCTGTATGATTTACCTGTAACCGCTGATAGCAGTGTGGCGCCTGCGTTAATCTCTGCTATTGTAACTCGCTGTCTGTGCGAATAAACAATAGTCCCTGCGTTTATGACTGCCAGTGATGCGTAATTCTCATCAAAGTTATCATCAACCTTGTCGAGATCGTCTTTTACTGGTGCCTTTGTTGCCTGTGTTACAATTGTCTTCTGTGCCATTGGTCAAACTCCTCTATCTTGCGTTTGTTGTTGCGTTTAATAGGTTTTTAGATTGCTCATCATACGCCCTTGCCGTTTCTGGATTCAGAATGGCATCAGCCCCCATTGCTTCTTTTATTGTCTTTAATGTTTCAGCCAGTTGCTGTGTTTGCTCGTTTTGTAGTTTAATCATTTCAAACATTTCATTAGCTTGGTTCTGCTGTTCCTGCTGTCGTAGCTTCTCAGCTTCCATTACCATTTTCATTTCACGTTCTTGAGTCTTACTTATTACATCAGCCGTTTCAGCCTGTGCTTTTTCTGCTTCTGCCTGTGCTGTGATTAACATGGCCTGATCCATCGGACTTGGCTGTTGCCCTTCCTGTTGCTGCGCTTGCATTTTCTGCTGTTCTTCGTCGGTCATCTCTTCAACCGGTATTAATCCCTGTTCAAGCATCTGCGCTCGTTTACGTTTTGCGATCTTATCCATGCCAGGCGCCGGAATATTGTTTAGATAAATATCTCCCCCCGTCTGTAGTATGGATGGGTCAATTGTTGCTATCTCGTTAATAGCTGCAATAGTCTCTTGTTGTCGGTTATGGAATGCAGCACCCGCAGAACAAGACACACTATAAACACCTTTTGATAGGTCATTCAGTTCAACCACTTCACCTGTTTGCTGGTCAAATACACGTTGATTAATTGTTATTGTTTTGTTCGTACCGTCTTGAAAATCAAGTTGTATTTCTCGCATTGCATCGTATACTCTTGGAATAGCATCAACTAAAACTTTTGCTGTGTGTTCTATTGCTATTTCCATGCTGTTAAAATAACCGTAATTAGCGTTATCACCTTTATTTTGTAACATCTGCAGCGCAACGCCAGACTGTAACCCTTGAGACTCGTTTCTTGATGGATTCATACGGCCACTGATTGACTGCATATACTGGTTCATGGCTCCAGTTGTTTCAAGTAATCCCTGATTAATCTGCGCTCCACCGGTTTCAAATGGTATTGGTTGGCCGTCAATAAAGTTGTAAAGCTGTATTGGGTCATCGTTCGTATTCTGTGTTCTTAGTGTTGCTTCATGTCCTGCAGCCTGTTGCGGTGTCATCCATTTCTTTGCTCGTGGAGCTAAAGCGCCTTCGGCGATCTTTCTTGATTCTGCATAGTTTAGGATGCGTTGCGGGTCCATGTGCTTTTCAACAACACCCCAATAGATAACCTTATCCTCTGATATCTCGAAATTACCAAAGCATGGAATGATAGGCAAATAAGAAAAAACTGTCTGCTCTTCGTCATTAAGGAACCCGCCACCATCAATCATCTGCTGACAAACACGATAAACCTTAACTTTCTTTTCTCTGTCTACCGTTATACCCTGCGAAAACATCTCATCTCTCACAGAATCAAACTTATCATCTACGATATAAATAGAGCCGTTTGTCATCCGAACAAGCTCAACGGTTTGTGATTTCTTATAAAAGTATTGCCCTACAACAACAGAATCACTCTTTTTGTGGTAGTAAACATTGTGCTCTCTGTCATGAGCTAAAGACATTTCAGAACCTTCTGGAAAGTCCTTTTTGTAAGCTTCCATTGACATATCAGTCAGCTTAAAACCCCAATTAGAATCTGACATATCCTGCTGTTCTGCGTTCGGGTCAAACCATACCCTATCCATAAAATTAGAGATCGGATATATCATTAAATCCTGATCGAATGACATTGGGTCACGATAACCGTGTCTTATACCCCAACCACCAATGCCCGTTGTTATCATCTGCTTTCCTGCAGCACGATATGTATATTTGGCTTTTGGTGCTGAGTTGTTCTCGATATTTCGTATTAACCCGTCATAGTGGTTTGCAATGTCTGTTGTAGACTCACCGCCAGACGGTCTGATTTTTATATCAAATTCCATCGAGTTAAGCTCACCGCATATATCCGAGACGACCCCGCTCGTTAAGTCGATTGTGTATCGTGGTTTATTGGAGTATAATCTGTAAATCTCAGGTTCCCACTGACCATCTTTCTTGTTAACAAAATGATCAGCTTCACGGGCTTTTATACGTCCATCTTGATCAGCTTTCTGCGCTTCATTCAGGTTTTTTACAACATCGGTATATACTAACCCCATCCTTGAAACTCCATTTTATGCTCTTTTGTTTTGCCAATAGTACCGGCTTTTTCAGCGAATCGCCTCATCATATATGCGTATCTCACAGCATCCAACATATCGTCGTTAACCTTAACTATCTTACCTTTCTCATCTCTATGATATTGCCTATGCTCTGCCATGTAATCAGACTGCCCCTTAAAAACCTTGAATAGGCCTTTTCGCTGTCTATCGCCAAGTTCATATAATCCACTTTCAACAGACACACCGCCCTTGGGCCACTTGGCATGGCTTAGTAGCAAGTTGAAACCAGCATCAGACCAGTTCTCTTTTTGCTGCTTGGCTACATCCTTTCCCTTTTCATGGTTTAACCCATCTGCAGGCCACGCCATAGGAACATCCTTAGCCCATGCTTTTGTCGCTCCCCATGCGTCGTTGGCGCTTGTTTTTGATGCTTTCCAAGAGTTTATTAAATAAACAATGTCGTTATCTGGATCAATTGCGAGCTTTATAATTGCTTGCGGGTGGTCCCACCCAAAGTCAAGTCCAAGTATAACATCCCAAAACTCAGGAATTTCAAACGGATCGCATAGTATAAACTCGTCTGATATATCGTAGATTCGACCATGCCCAAGCATTGGCTCACCCTCAGACCTCATACGCCTTTGGTGTTCTGGATATTGAGCAAGTAGTCTTTTCTTTTTTTTCTCTGTCATGTGTGGGGCGTCGTTCCAACCAACTTGCATATAACTCTGTTCTGGTGATGGTGAGTCGCTGAATTGGCAAACAAGCTCTGTTCTTCCGTTCTCGGGTGTGAACGTATAGATAACACGGCCACCACGCCCCCTATCGCCATTAATCGTCCTTGTTAGTAACTGTGGCCTTATTGCTTGGTCTCTTGGCTCCTCGTCCACATGCACCCAATCAACAACATCCCCCATGATTGCATGTTGGCCTTGAGTATATGACCAAAACTGGACAACTGAAATGCCGTTTTTATGTTGTACTCTAACCGTCCTCACAGCATTAACTGTGCCTTGCGCTGATTCCCAAGAAAGTATTTTATCTTTTGGTATTAACCCACCAGTAAAACCCGTGTGAGCGCTATATCCTCCGAAAACCTCTTTTTGTAATAAATCCCTTGTTTTCTCCATTGAATACCCAAGTAACCAGCAAATAGGAGGAAAATCAAATCTATACCCAGGGTAATCATCTGGATACCCTCCTGTTAAATGGAAAGCATCAATTGTCGTTCCAACTCTTGTTTTTCCTATTTGGTTAGCTGCGCAGAGACATGATTCATAGTATTTTGATGTGTTTTCACAAAATTTAGACTGCCACTCGTAAAAAGAATTATATCTCGTATAGAGCCTATTAGCATCAACACGCTTCTTTTTCTCTGCAAGGGCTGTTATTAGCTCTATTTTTGCGACACTACTCACTATCGTTTATTTCCTTTTTTAGCCTGTCTATTATATTATCAAGCTCTGAGTCGGTCTTAGAATCGAATGAATGGCTTTGTTTTATCTCTTGTTCGTGCTTATCTTTCCATTTCCAGTTGTTTTTTAAGCTGAAAATAACACCAGCTACATTGGTGCGAGTGTATAAACACTCCTCTGCGTACATTTCACAACGCAATTTAGCACGCTCGATAATATACTTAAACTTGGCGTCTTTTTCGTAGTTACATAACGTTTGCCTGTTTGTGCCTAAATGATAGGCAAGCCCTGTGACCGTGTAAGGTCGCTTGGTTTCGTCGCACGTATCAAAATAATCATCTATCAACGGCTCAAGCTCTTTTGGTGTTTTCCATTTTTTATGTCGTCCCATTTTAATCACCTTATTAGTGATATATCACAAATGTTGATATATCGTCAATGTTTAGATATAGATTGTATTGTTTCTATTAGTTTCGATATTACCCTCATAAATACAAATAAGACCGCTAAAAACCCGAATAGCACCGGCACTGTTAATAATTTATCGACTAACTGCTGTATTATGTCTGGGTTCAGTAAATCCATTATCTTATCGTATTTTCTATTACTTGTTTTATTGGTGTTTCTACTCCTGCCCTTATAACACCACCGCCCGTTTCAACGTCACCGCCCAAAGTCACTTCAGCCCCTGCTGATGCCACCCCGTCAGAATCGACAACAAAAATGTAGGCTGTACCATCAGGTAATGATCCTTGGTTAAGTGTTGCCGTTATATCTGTGTCGTTCCATACAGACGGGATTTGTATCTCTCTATGAGTACAATCAGCATATACTGCGTTATCGCCCACCTATACACGTTGTCTTGTGTTATCAATATATAAATCATCATACCAGACATCAAGGTCTACTGTTCCACCGTTTACAGATGCCAATGCTTGACCAATAGAGATATATCTCCACTGAAGATCATCAACAGAATCATGAGACACCGCATTGGTAAAATCATCTATCGGACCACCGCTTCTACCTATACGGTTGACATAAAAAACACCGTCAGCAACACCACCAGACGAAGACCGCTGGAAATACATTTCAACCCGTGGGCATTATACCACCTACTCTCATCTATCCGATACCAATATTTTAAATTAGCGGATGTATTAAGCCCCCCCGCAGTATACCCACTGGGATCAGATGAAACATAAAAATTCTTCCACTGAAACCCAAGAACACCTTCAGTCATGTCGAAATGGAGCCGTATCCAAGTAGTTATGTAAATCGAATCTTGCACTGATCCAAAGTCAAATAGGTTTTTAACAAACTCTTCTGAATCAGTAGAATAGCTGTATTTTAAAGATTTTTCCCCTCTGGTCTGGTCAGTAGATATAACACCACCAGTGGTAGTAATTAGGGGTAAGCCTGTAGGAGAATCAGAGGTTTCCGAATTAAAGTTATTCCAATATGCTGGCGCAGGGGTTGCCTTAGTTCCAAACCCCGAACCAGAAATAGTCAACGTGCTCCCCCCATTCGTAACAGTACTCACAGCAGGAGCGGAGAAGCAGACAGCCGGTATTAATAGTAGTGTTAGTATGTATTTTATCACTGTATAGCGCTCCTTATAACACCGCCACCGCCACCGGTTACAGTGATTTCATTTGTACCTGTAGACGCTCCTACCTCTTGACCTGATTGATAATCCTCACCGCCATACGTCCAAGAACCACCTACAACCTTTATCGATGTAGCTGCTGTTGTTACTGTTATTATGTCGGTTCCCTCAACATCTACATCAGATGTACCCGTTATTGTTATAACGTTATCTCCATTGTCTAATTCTACGTCTGTACATGTCCATGTTGCCGTACCAGTGCAAGCACCTGAGCCACCCAAACTATTTGAATACGCTATACTATCAACGGTTCCTGAAGCGATTGAAGATGTACCGCCGATTGTTATTGTGAATAGATCGCTGTTGTATGTCGGGTCTGTTGTTGGGGTTGTTATTGTGACCGTCGGACCCGACTCTATGTTTAAAAAATCAAACGTGTAGTCTGAGGGCTTGATAGAATCTTGTATTCGTAGGTCACTATATATATTGTCACCAGTTGCAATATTTAAAAAACCTACTCCATAATCAGATGACGTGTTTGTCTCTGTATAAGTTCCTTCGAGAACCCCATCAACATATAGCTTTGTTTCTGTTGTTGATACTCTTTCGATCCTTATTAATTTTGGTGATGTCCAAAATAAAAATGGAATTGATGAAGAGACAACGGTCTGAGTTTGATCTACTCCACCAATAGTTGATTTCATTGATATCTCATCAGAGCCATATATGACTTGCAACCTATTGTTTGCATCAGCCTTTAGAAATAATATATAGTTCGATGTATTTGATCCCGGCTGATAGTAAAACTCAATAGCACCACCGTTTGCAAATACTCCTGGGTTTGTTGTTGTATAGTCACCGTTCGAATAAGTTGCTTGATTACTTGCTACGTCAGGGGCGGCGTACGTGCTTTCAACGTCCCATTTTGTTAAGTCGAGAGATGTACCCGGAAACCTATCATAACCATCAGCGCCCTCGTATTCTGATGTATCATCGGCTGGGTATGTTGACGTTGCATTCCCATAGTACAAGTAACCGTCTTGAGGTGTGTCTGTTTTTATTATCCACGTTGACTTCCAACTATCAACTTTAGACTCTTGATATCCTTTTCCGTCAACACCTAAGAGTGTTTGACCGTCCGAATCAGTGAAACGGACGTCACCGAAATCAGTTCGTGAGTTTTCTTTTAGGCTTCCAAATGTGCCTGTATTATAGCCCGGATACGCAAATAAACTTGAATCCCAATCACCCGGCTCCCAATTTGTATATCGTTCGGTATAACACCAAAGCATCTGAAACAAACCATCAGACTTAAAATTATGTACAGACATTGGCCTGAAAGAATCACCCGGTGAATCAGTGCTGATATCTGAGGTTTTTGACCAAGTCCCATCTTTCTCATAAATCTGCATCATGCCTTTACCAGAAGCACCGTCACCGGCTGATACATAAACCTTGTCAGGGTTTCCATCTTCAAAAACAGCACCACAGTAAAAGTCATATGTACCCACTTTTTTTGATGCTGTTGACATAACTGTGTCAGTAGTCCACCCCGAATCATAATAATGATGAAAAACAGACACATCGTTGTTAGTATCTCCAACAGTTGCAGAATCAAGAGATATTAAATGCGGGTTTCCTGAACTGTCTGTTGTAATGTCCCATAAAAATTCCCAATGTGTACCCGTTGTTGTATGGACTAAATCACCGTTTGTTGTTGTAATTGGCAATGTTATAGCTGTTCCATCTGCCTTTTCAAATGTTGACATTCCATCTGTACTTTTTGCGTAATAGATATCTTTGTATCTATAAGCGTCAGGGAGTGTTGTGGAGTCTGCATGGCTCAACAAAAAGTGAATTGTATTGCCTTCAACAGCGGTCATAAGGTAAGTCGGCCCTGATCCTAAGTTTGCGAACAGTGTTCTTGACGACCAAGTGCTACCACCATCAGTAGATGTGTAATAAACTTGCCTTGCCTGTGTGTAATCGTTGCTATATGTGTAACGAGTAAACGCATATATTGTTCCGCTTGAATTCTCAAATACCTGTACATAAGTAGATAAAGTTGATTCAATTTCAACGGCAGTCTCCCAAGACGTTATGTCCTCAACGTTTGACGATCTTCTGCTGTATAGCCTCCCGCCTTTTGCGCTGTTTGCGCCATGTTCACTCGCAACAACAAGGAATTTTCCTGCATGTACGCCGTTTTGAATAACATGTGTAGTACCACAGCCATGATCATCGCCAGGATCTGTTCCTGTTGGATCATATGACCAATCTGAAAAGACAACCTGTTCGTCAGATAATACTTTTGTGGTTTCGTCAAAATACCTGACACACATGTCACCTTCGTTGGTAATATACGTCATGTATACACGATCATGCGTATTGACGTGACGTATAGCGGTAGACATATACCACTCAAAAACACCGTTTTCAACAATCTTGCCATGTCTGTAATACAGTTCTATCTCCGGTGTTATTGTATCCGATGTTGTTGTGCCATCAATATCTATCTCTGCCCTGCTTGAATAACCAGGCAACCATGCCCCAAACCCCTCAGCAGCAACCAATAGAAATAGTAGTATAAAAAGAAAACGTTTCATTTATTTTCCTACGTTTTGATATAGTCGAGCCTTGCATGTTCCAGACGTCATAACAATTCGGATATGAGTAACGGGCCCGAAAACATGAAAGAAGCCATCTGCGCTTATAGTCCCGTCGGTTAAGTCCTGCCATTGTGTCAATTGGTCTGCTATCTCATCCGACTTAGCAAGTATACCCTGGATAGTTCCAACTGGTGACGATCCACTGTAAACCTGGATAGCGTAAGGCGTACCAGAATACGAGCTACCGGCAACCCTCATTGAATACGATGTTCCGGACAAAGTAGTTGATGCGTTTGAGTTGTCTTTAAAATCATAGACACTCGCAAAAGATGTTGTGGCGATTAATAGCAATAGTACCGTAAATAGTGACCTCATTATGTTTCCCTCTTTTATTGTGTAAATAAATACAGACCAGTTGGTTTGTTTTTAGTTATAAATAAATCCTTTATAATTCCAATTTCTTACAATCTCTAAAGCCAAGTATTAAACTCTTACCCTCAAGCTCTTGTACTTTTTCTTTGGAGTAGTTTTTACATGGCTTAATTATACCACCGTTTCGGATTAAAACCCTTATGTGATTTCTGTCATATTTCATCGTTCTAAATTTCCCGTTAATTACTGCTGTCATGTTTCCGTGACCTATCAAGATTCTGGTTTCATAAGCTGGATTTCTCCAGGGTATAAACAGCGCTTGCAGTATGCCTCTATATGTTTTAATCGGCATTAATATATTATAACACGCTCCTGATAATTCAGGCGGTACTTTCTTAAATCTGTCTAATGTTGCAATACGAATTAGCCACCATACAAATATAACGCTCAGCACCATGTTAACAAAGGAAAAATTAAAAGGAGGTTGCACTGAGTTATAAAGTATTCTGTTCTACTTTTGGTTTTATCTCTCTTACTGCTGTTATAGCTTCATCCGCTTTACTTTCTGCCCGTTCTGATGTTTCCGCTATTGTTTGTATTTTTGTATCTTGTACGTTAAAGCGTCCGTCACAATGCTCCTGTTTTACCTTAAAGCTAATATAAGCACGTATTACAACCACAAGCAAACTTAAAAGTGAAAATAAAATACAACATAAGACTATAAATTCTTTCTGCGGTTCAAGGTAACTTAAAGCAGATAACAGATGGTTCATTCTTCCTCACATTCACAGGTTTCAAGAGCAATGCAAAGCCTGTTTAACCTGTTTCCCCAGGCTTTGAGATCAGGATCAGAATCAGCAAGCTTGTTTAACCTATCTTGTAAGTCTGCTGGCGGTAGTGGAAAGGGAGGGCAATCACTTCTTTTTACGCATGAAATTAAAAGGCTTATCAGTATCAGGGGTAGACATAGTTTTCTTATACTCCTTATCTTTCCTGATAGATTCATCTGATTTCCTTTTTTGTTCATTGCGCTCTGCTGATGCTTTCCCCCATCCCCAAAAAGCAAAAGCAGAAACTAAAAAAGCCAATACTTTAAGTATCAGCCCTTTCATTTTTTCGGTATAATCACATTTTTAATCGTGTTTAGTACTGACATAAACTTTGCTGCAAGCTTATCGTCTTCTTTCGTCTTGGTTTGTTTGGCTATCGCAGTAAATAACACCCCGATACCGGTCAAAACACTGAACAGGATTATAATGTTTTCGGTTGTTAGTAGTT